TGTTTATTCATGTTGGCTCAAATAGAAATGTGAGTTACAGATATGCTGGAGGGGATTATTCACTTTCAGTAGTTTATGAAAATGGTGTTGTCACATTATCTTGTGGGAACACAACGCACAACATTACATCAGCTTACTTAAAAAAATAAGGAGGATTTAAATGGCAACAATTCAAATTAAACGAAGAACATCTGCTGGGACAGGTCCACTCGTTGGAACTACTGGTAGTGTAAAAGCCGGTGAACCATTAGTTGATTTTACTGGTGAGCATCTCTATATTGCAAAGGCAGATAAAACTGCCTCTGTATCCGTACCACTTGCAGATAGTGATTATTTAAAAATTCCATCTACAAGCAAGGTTGATACGCAAATTGATACAAAAATAACAGCTTTGGGTTTAGGGACAGCTGCAACTAAAAATACAGGAACAGGCAATGGCAATGTTCCTATACTTGATGCAAATGGAAAACTAGCTGATAGTGTTGTTCCAAAAATTGCGATGACAAATACGTTTGTTGTTGCTTCACAAACAGCAATGTTAGCTTTATCGACCGCTCAAGAAGGCGATGTTGCGGTTAGAACCGACTTAAACAAATCTTTTATTCTTAAGGCATCTCCGTATTCAACCCTTGCAAACTGGCAAGAACTTTTAACACCAACAGATGCTGTTACGAGTGTAAATGGATCAACAGGGGCAGTTTCAATTACGCTTGCTGGTTTAGGTGGTGTTGCATCATCAACTTATAATACGCATGTCGCTAGTAATCTTCACTTAACTGAAGATCAAAGAACAATTTTAAGTAATGTGAAGAATGTTTATATCAGTGATGCTGATGGTATTGCAGTTGCAGCTTCAGAAGCAGATTATATTAATGCCTCCATCATTGATGGTTTAGTTTATGTTGCTGTAGTTGATTCAAACTATTCACCTACCAGAGTTTCTTATAAATTAGGTATTGATAAGTCTAAGGTGCTTATGCCATCTTCAATCATTGATGGTGGAACTTATTAATGGCTATTATCAGAGTTAAAAGAGGAACTACCAAACCAACAACTGCACAACTGAACTATTTAGGTGAATTAGCATTTGACTATAACAATAATGCACTATACGCTAGAACACCATCTTCAGTTATTAAAATTGGTGGTGAAATGGAACTCGTTTATTCATATGAAGGATATGCTTACACACATACTTTAAATTATCCTTTTGATCCAGATTACGTTTACAAGTTTCATATTATTTCTTCAACTTATGGTGCATCTGCAGATGTCTCTGATACATATTTCTACTACAGAACAGCAGCATCTTCAACTTTACTGGGAAGTTATCTAAACTATTACGCAAGCACAGAAAGCAGTCTTTTTCAGACGAGAAGTGCTAAGAACACAACTGTTCAGTATATCGAAGATAGTTATGAATCTGGACCAACGATAACCAGTGGTATTACAAAGGTTATATCATTTGAACTATCACCGACATTTAGCACAAGTTATTTAAGTACTGCTCAGTGGAATGCATATGGAAAAAGTGTAACCACTTTATCAGGACAAGGAGATACAACGATTAAATCATGTGATTTTGTTCATTCTGTAAATGGTAGTCTTGGACAGATTTATATCAACACAGGCTTGAATCTTGGTTCACCAGATAGTCTCTCGATTTCTGTTTATCGAGTGAAAAGAAAGTAGAGGATTTTATGGCAATTATTAAGGAATTAGATACTAAGTTTGGTTTGCAAGCTTCCTATCATCGAATTACAGCATTCAATATTAGCTACACAAAAAAAACCATTGTTTTATGTGTTGCAACTTATCTATCAAAAGAGGCAAGAGAAAACAATAGCGAACCCATTGAAGAAATAGATATTGAAATACCTCAGTTTGATTATCATACATTCTTAGATGTGAATCCAATTGAACGTGGCTATCTTTGGCTAAAAGAAAACTTAGTAGGATTTGAAGATGCTGAGGATGACTTTGATTCAGTTGAACCATCACCTTTGATAGAAGGTTCCTCAGATGAATAAAATATACAATATGGTTAAAGAGGTTTTTCCAAATACTGAGATCTTACTCATATATTATGGGGGTTCAAAAGCATATGGCTTAGATGACAAATCAAGCGATATTGATTTAACTGTGGTGTTAGATGGATTCAAAGGCATTTTACATTTACATATTGGTGAATATGACTTCTTTGTGTTTTCTAAGGAAACCTTTATCCAAAGACAACAATTTGACGATTCTATCATTGCTTATCACAGACAAGCAGCTGATAACATAATGGGTATATATTCAGATGAATACTATCTTAATCCAAAATTCAGTGATGAACTTGAAAAGTTAGTGAATAATATTGATCGAAACTTTATTTGCAATTTCATCGAGGCACTGCTCATTTATGAAAGAAGCAAGTATGAAATTAATAAGACTTCAAAAACGCATTATCATTTATTCAGATTAAGAGGTATGCTTGATCATTATGATAGAACCGGTATATTTGATCTTACAATTGATGAGCCCTGGTATACAACGATGCTAGATTATAAATCCAACTATAAAAATGAAAAAGTGAAGAAGTATGTTGATGAGATTCAAAATCAACTGGACTACTTAGAAAATTACCGAAAAGAGATGATTGATAATGGATTGGGATAACCTATTAAATTTGTTTAGGATGGAGAACTTAATTTATTGGATTGTAACGATGATTGTAGTCATTCTAACGACTATAAAGCAGTTCAACAGACAAGAGAAAAACAACAAATTCAAAAATGATGAAATTATGAAAAATTGAAAAACAAAATGTGAAAATGATCAATTTACTGGAACTTCATTCACAAGACATAAAATCTTTGAAAAAAGACGTAAACGTTTTGGAACATCGGGTATCAAGACTAGAAGATTCTCAAGTTAACATCTATAAACATTTAGGAGGAAAAGAAATTGACAACACTTGAAATATTACTACTGATAATTTCACTATTATTACTAGCGCTTTATGTGACATCGAAAATAAGTAAGGATCAATCATTTAAGGAGATTATCAAAGAGGTCAAGCAAGACCTTAAAGACACTGCTGAAAATGTATATGATCTCGTCAATAAAGCAAAAGATATTGTTTTTGATGATAGTGTACAAAAGACGATCAAAGAATTTATTATGATTGTAGAAGAAAAGAATCAGTTAGCGAAAACAAAAGGTGAAACCTATCTCGCTGGTGATGATAAAAAATTAGCTGTTATCTCACGTTTAAGCGAATGGGTTAGTAACATTACAGGCTCCACAGAAAAGGCGGTCGAGTTTGTTGAGACGAATCAATCAAAG